ACCCAGGCTATTGCAGATACCACATCGAAATTAAAATGTTTGACTGCTAATCCTGAGTTACGTGCCGCACAGAACGCATTGGTAAATCTGCTTTCTTCAACATGCATGCGACTGAGCGAACTCAAAACTCAAGTTATTCACTTGAAGAAAACTCTAAACACTCGTCCAGATGTTCATGTTACATTCCTCTGGGGAAAACCTGGAGTTGGTAAAACCTGTGTAGCGCGATACATACACAACGAAGTTTCTCGCCGGCTTAATATTGATCCAGCCGTTTATGGACTTAATTTTCCCGAAAATCGACATTGGCCTGCTTATGCAGGACAATCTAATGCGACGTATGACGAATTCGGTGCACTTAAGGAAAAAGATCCAATGATTTCATACTTGAACGCAGTTTGTTCTACAGGATATTTTAGTATGGATGGTGCAGATTTGTGCTTGAAACCTCAACCTTGTGAATTCCGTCACTTGTTATTGTTAGGAAACGCTGCCCGATGGCCAATGATGAACACACTAAAGAAAGAGTCAGTGGAAGCTTTGTGGTCTCGCATGATCACTTATAGAGTTGCATTTCCCGGTTTTCAAAGCCGTTATGATTCAACGGGACGCAAACCTGACTTCTCTCATCTAGAATTCTATGAGGAAGTTTATTCCAACCAGGACAATGAAAACAAACCACTCACAAATGTCAAGGTTTCTCTTGAAACTATTATTGACCGCGCCGTTCACTCCTACAAGAAACATGAACAGGACTTTCTTGAAAGTGAAGTCATCAAACAGTCGGAGCAAAAGAACAAGCTCGAAGCCGAAAACACATGTCACCTTGTGCTGAATGTTTCAGTCCATACTGGTATAGGCAAAACAACAACTTACGTTCAAGACATTTGTCCAACCCTGTCTACTTACCTGCGTATTCCATCAGTTCATATTACTTCTGTCGCCCAGATGTCTAAACATAATGGAGAAAAGTCCATTTTTATCTTGGATGACATTCTTACTTCATCTGCATCATCCGACACTATAAGGAAATATTGTGAATTTTATGCTCGTGTGGCTCCTGGCTCTTTGATCATTCTCATCAGTAATATGAATATTACATACAAACCCACCTACCAGTGGACTAAATGTATTGTTCCCATTCCATTACCTCACTGGAAAAAAACTCTACCAGAAAATTACAAAAACAATGATGCATGCATTAGACGCCTTGGTTTGACAGATTGGGTTGATTCTCGCGTTGGCCCATATTATACTGGATTTACAGATACTGAAATTGAATTTACGCAAACTCGTAAGAATTTGATTGGTGAAGCCTCAAAAAGAGTGCCTCTTGGAACATCTGATACAATCGAATTTATCTACAACCGATATTGCAGACACCTTGCTATTCTCCGTGAATTTTCTGTGCTCCGGGTTGATCAAATTTTTGAGCCGGATGATTCTTATGTCAAGATAACTGGCTTTACGATAGATAAGCTTCGCGAAACCCTGAATCAAGGGGGTTTGAGTCTGATGATCCATCTTGGAAAGAACATCAAGATTCCCCAAAAGATCTTCGATAATTTCAATTACACTTACCCAGTTTCTGGATTTCAGTTCAACGAAGATGATGATTTGGAAAAATTAGGGCCCCATCTCGCCCAATTGTTCCGTCGAAATTGCCCAGAAGGAGAGCTTTACATCGATTGTGGTGATGTGCAGGCAATTACTGAAGGCAACTTAATTAAAACCACTTTGTCTTCTGATGACCGCATGAGTTGCGTTGTGAAAGAAGTTATGCATCAACATGAACACACAATTGTTCTCTCTTCCAGCGATGCCAATCATGGTCGTGATTTGTACATTCCATTGCATGAAGTCTTTTCTTGGTATCATGGGGAGGTTTTGGCACTTGTTGCATATCACATTTTACCATTTGAAATCACAGTCCTCCAGCGCTGGTGTCAGAAAAATCCATGTGCTTTCCGCAAATTGATGCGTGACAAAACGTGGAAAGAATGTGAAGTTGGAATGACAGCACTCCATAATAAATTGGTTCCATCAGCGATTTCCTTTCTTTCAGGACTTCCCGTTATTGAAATAATAGGTTGTTTAGTTGGTATTGCCTTTGGTACATGGGCGATATCAAGAATTGTTCAATCATATGTCAAAGAGACAAAAAGCAAGAATCAGAACCGAGACATGACTGCGGGAAACTGTGTGAGTCCGCCAGGAGGAATTGAACCAGATGCAAACGATTATTTGTTGGACGAACATAAAGGGAAAAACGTTCAGTTGTCGCAAGAAACTGCCAACATGTATGATCTTGATTCCTTCGATCTGGCGCATGGAAAATGGGAGCGTGCAAATCACAATCAACTTATGAAAACTCCTCTAGTTCATCGATGTGGTCCTGAAGATGTTGTTGTTCAGGCCCTAATTCATGCTACTGTCAAATGCACAAGCGTTGATTTTGGTCTTCATGGAGTTATGATCTATGATAGAGTGGGCTTGACAAATGCTCACCTTTTCGGAAACGCAAAAGCTATCAATCCTTCATTGGATCTCGAAAATTTTACATTTCAAGTTGAACATGATGGGAAATTATTTGTCGCCCAGATTATGCGTTATCAACCTGACCGCGATTTCATGATTTTTCGAGTGATGGACAAAGCTCTTCCGAATTTTCCTGACATTCGAAAGTATTTCTTTTCATCGACCGACTATCGAAATGGGGAGACATATAACGCTGTTATGGTGAAACATCGTAAACATACTCTTCTTGAGAAATGCAATGTTACATGCGATCAAGCTGCCAGCTATTGGTCTCATGACACTCAAACAGGTGTGAAAGAGGGATTTTCCATCCAATTCATTACCTCATCCAATTCATTTGCTACGGAAGACGGCGATTGTGGGAGCATGTACATCACATCAGGCCCCACTTATGGTAGACATCAACACGTTCGAATTCTCGGAATGCATGTTGGAATGAGAAGTCATCTTTATCCACATGGTACAATAATTCCTAGAGAAATTTTAGAAGGGAAAAAACATACCAACCAATCCCTAACTATCGGAAAGCAGTATACTATGCCGTTACCATCTAATATTTATGGCATTGAAGCCGAACAGATTGTCGATGACTACATTGTAGAAACCTTGGCCCGTCTCAAACCAATTGAAAATCCTTACTCCGGTGACAATATACAAGTCTTGGGTATGGACCCTACTCAATATGTTGAACCTCTCAGAGCCGCTCGTGAAAACACAGGATACGGCGAGTTGATTCAAAAACAATTTGGCTCTACATCCGGAATGCGTCCTACAGCAACTGTGGGTATAAAAATGGACTTGTCTCATTGTTTGAAGAATTATTCTGGCAAACCTGATATCCTTCTGACGCAATTTGCTCCTTACGATGACAAGCTCCCCATGCCTGACATGGAACATCTTCAATGGTGTATTACAAAGGTTAAAGAACGTTTTGCCACCCTTTATGAACCTTTGAAACACCCAATAACTTCATCAATCCTATTCAATGGATTTCCTCCTGGTCACAAGCGCCATGGAACCGTCAACCCCATCAACATTCACTCCTCTGCAGGGATATATTTCTTGAAGAAATATAATATCGTCACAAAAGCGGAGTTTTTTGTGCGTGATGAAGAAGGTTTGCTGCAACTTGCACCAACCGACGCTGCTAAGGAATACTTTGCTCGCGCAAAGACTATCATTCGAACTCTCAACGATGGTAAAGTTTATCAAACACTGACAAAGACATGCTTGAAGAGTGAATTGCGCCCGATTGAAAAAGTTCTTATCGGAAAAGTGAGAACATTTGATTCTGCTGATGCTAGCCTTGGGCTTGCTCATCGAGAGATACTGATGGGAG